GCCGAATCAGTACAACCTGCTTTGCGTAACTTCATTGAAACATTTTACAAAAATTGTAGATTTATCTTTACTTGTAATTACAAGAACAAGATTTTACCTGCTTTGCATAGTAGATGTACCGTTATCGACTTTGCTATCAAGAACGGACAAAAAGTCAAGACAGCACAGGCATTACTACAAAGACTTGGTAAAGTCCTTGATGATGAGAAAGTCGAATATGATAATAAAGTATTGGCTGAACTAATACAAAAATACTATCCTGATTTCAGACGGACTATCAATGAACTTCAAAGATATTCTGTTAGAGGTAAGATTGATAGTGGTATTTTGTTTAGTTTATCTGAGGCAAATACAAAAGAACTTGTCAAAGTCTTAAAAGAAAAAAGATTTAATGACATGCGTAAATGGGTTATTAACAATCTTGATAAAGAACCATCATCATTGTTTACTACCATATACGAGTTGATGTATGTTGCTTTAGAATCGTCTTCTATACCTCAATCAATATTAATCATTGCTGGTTACCAGTACAAGTCTGCTTTTGTGGCAGACCAAGAGATTAATATGGTTGCGTGTTTGACGGAGATTATGGCTAATTGTAAGTTTAAATAGAGGTCTATCATGTATGAATTGAAAGACTATCTTAAAGCTATCAATGAAACTAAACAACCGTTGTTAGACACAGAGGATAAGTTGTGGGAGAAAAAGTATCCTACATTTATTATTAACAGATGTTTGTCTATGTTCTATGATACCATTATGCATAGTAACGAGATGAACGGATTACATTTCCTACCAAAACGGATGCAATTTCACTATTTTATAAATAGTATCCGAAAGAAGAAGCGATTTGGTGGGAAGTGGCTTTCACAAAAGAAAGTCAAAGACCTTGAAGTAATTAAAGAGTATTATGGCTATAGTAATCAGAAAGCAAAAGAAGCTCTTAACCTACTTTCAGATGACCAAATTGAATTTATAAAAATTGGCCTGAAAAAAGGTGGGAGAAAAAAATGAGTGAAGATACAATAAAATGGTCACCTAGCGACATGCTAGAGGTTACTATAAAACAACCAGACGACTTCTTAAAAGTCAGAGAAACTTTAACTAGAATTGGTGTTGCAAGTAGAAAAGATAAAACTCTATTTCAGAGTTGTCATATCTTACATAAACAAGGTAAGTATTACATAACACACTTCAAAGAGCTGTTTGCCCTAGATGGTAAGAACTCTAGTTTATCTTTAAATGATATTCAAAGAAGAAATACAATAGCATTATTACTACAAGATTGGAATTTAATTGAGGTTGTACAACCAACCTTAGTAGAAAACAAAGCCCCGTTAAGTCAAATTAAAGTTTTACCATTTAAAGAGAAGAGTGAATGGACTTTAGTTGCTAAATATAACATAGGCAAAAAACCAGAAGATAGTAAAAGTGCAAGTACAACCGTTTAAAAATTACCTAGAAGAAGCTACAGGCGATAAAAAGTTTTTGCGTCTGCTCATTATTACAGATGAGCCAGATAATGCAAAAGAATTTCATACTGCCGATAGACTTCAAGAAGAATGTAAGAAGTTAAACTATCCTTTTTACCTCTTCAAACTTACTGGTGGATATACTACCAATGAGGACGGTGTTCGTAGATTTCATAACAAAGAAGATAAAAAAGGTTTTGAAGTTGGTGCCATGACAGTTGCTATTGTTCGTGGTAGTATTACAAGAAAAGATAGTTGGTTAGACTTAGTTTCTATACTAGAAAGAGCAAATGCAACCCTAGTAAATCCTAGAACTACAATTAATATTTGTGCAGACAAATATAGAACGGCATTAAGACTTGCAGATTATGGTTTAACACAACCTATGACCAAGTTAATTAGTGACCCCGAAAAATCTAATGAACAAGTACAAGAAGCTGGCATTAAGTTTCCTCTTATTATGAAAACTTTACGAGGTAGTAAAGGTGTTGGTGTCTTATTTATTGATAGTGAAAAAGGGTTAGATTCTATTGTACAACTTATACACAAACAAGATGAAGACGCTGACCTATTAATACAAGAATATATTAAAACAGAATATGATGTAAGGGTGCATGTATTAGGTGGCAAAGTGTTGGCCTCTATGGCAAGACCAGTTATTGAAGGAGATTTCAGGTCAAATGTATCACAAGGTTCAGTACCTAAAAAGATTACATTAACAGAATTAGAAATAGAAGAATGTTTAAAGGCTGCTAAGGCAGTTGGTGGATATTGGACTGCTGTTGATTTTATACCTAGTAAGAA